GACTGTAGTAGCTGCCATCTGTATTTCTGTGTCTGCTACTAAATCTAATTGTCCATCTGCTGATGAATTAATATATATTGCAGTATCTCTAAACTGTAATTTTTCTGTACTAGCTACAAGTATGTCATCTGAAAACTCAAAGTAATCTTCATCTTCCATCCATTTTAAAACACCATCATTTGATTCACCATCAAAGGTGACAGAAATATCTGTACCTGCAGTAGCATCACCAATAGTAATTGCTGTGCCTAGTAATTTTGTTATTGGTCCGCCTTCATTAGCAGTACCATCATGGGTATGCCCACTACTAGCTTGAAAAGCTGCTAATAACTGATCAAACTCATTGTTAAAGTGAGCGGCTTCTATAGTAGTTCCATCTACTATTGCTCCGCTACTTTGTCTTGTGTATGTTGCTCCCATTTATCGTCTTCCTCCGTTGACATATTCTAATTCATATCCTTTTAAAGATATAGGTGATTTATTACTTGAGTCGTTTAATTTTAATGCTACAACAAATCCTGAGCCTTCAACTGAGTGTCTTGCCAAAGGTATACCAGATTCTGCTGCGTAAATAGCTGTTCCATAATTTCCACTTCCGTAAAAATTTTGACCTCCTCCTTCTCTTAGTGCATAAGCTGTAGGTTGAGGTGTGCTTGTATCTTCAAAATTATAGCGTAATTGAAATGTTTGAGTGTCTGCATCAATAGTGTCATTAGCCTCATAGTTTAGTAACACTCTTTGCATATTTTTTCGTATTCCAGGATCTCCTAATGCTAAATCTGGAGATCTATAAAATGATGAAATATTTGCTGTTGTAGAACCATATGTAAATACATTGCCTGATTCCATATTATAAACATAGCCATCATAGCCTCCATAAATTGTTGTCTCTACATTACTTATTAAATCTGAATCACAGCAAGCAGGCTTAATTCCTTTTAGATCTGCGTATTCAAATCCTAATGTTCCTGTTTCAGGGTTTGCTTTTAATACTGCAATTATACCTTTACAAGTTGTTTCAATAGCATCATCCGGGGGATAAAATAATCTATATTGAGATTTATCTCCTATAACAATTGCTGTAACATTATCATAGCCAATATCTGTAATACGTTTTTGTATCTGCTTAGATACAGTTCCTAATTCAACGTCACCAATTCTTTCTGTACCTGCAACAGTTCTAAAACCATCTTTAGATAAAAATAGTAAATCGCCACCAAGTTCTTGAATAGAATGATGAGATATAGTACCCACATCTTTTGCAACTTCCTGTAATGCAAAATCACTTGAACTTGTTCCTACTAACTTATATATACTATCTTCACAAAATATAAATAAAGTATCACGGAAAACTTTTAAACCTGTTATAGTAGCGCCTACTACAATACTGCCTCCACCTGTATCAAAATCATCTTCAGTAAAAGGACCAGAAAATTGTACAGTAGATATAGCATTTGACATACCTGCATAAAACATATGATTAGCAAATGACTTTACAAACTTAGGATTTGTAGGTGCAGTTCCACCGCCTGTAGCATTTATTATATCTTCTGAATACGAAGTGTCAAGTGTAAAAGCAGCAGAAGCGCCAGTAGCAATAATTATTTTTTCTGTGCCGTTAAAGTTAAATTTATCAAAATCATATGTATGTGTAGTTCCCTTACTTGTAGCCCTTGATGTCCAACTGCCAGAAGTGTCTCCTGTGTATACTGTCCCCCCTCTAGCTGCTATAACTAAGTTATTAAATATAGCTACCATATTTAATCTTTCTGTAGAAGCAGATACTTGAGGAACTATTGTAGTATTATACTTTGCAGTGCCTGATATTTTTTTATAGCCTCCTGCAATGTCTGGCTCCATATTCTGTAGAGAAAGGGCTTCTCCGGGTCTCATAGAAAATACGTCTTTATTTAATACTAAACCTCCAAAACAACTTACAACTGTAGGTGCTAATTGAGATGTATTAGGCACTCATGACACCTTTGCCATAGTATCTTATATTAACTCTTTCATCTCTCATATATTCTTGCTTAGATACTAAATCTGTTCTTAATCTTTTTAAACCTTCTTTGTACTCTTTTGCAGCAATCATTGCATGCTCAGGATCTGACCTTAGTTGATAGGCATAGTATTTTGATCTTGATATTAGTAAATCTGCATATCTATCATCTAAATCTGGTGTATCGCCATGAGCAGATAATTCTGTGTGCTCTTTAAAATACTCATAAACTACAGAGTAATCACTTCTATCAGGAACAGGAGATAATCCTAGTTTTCCACTTTGTGTTTTATAAACATATCTAGGTTCTGATTGTGCAGAACTAGTGTTTGATTTATCTTTTTGAGAATATTGTCTAATGTAATCATCATAAGAAATATATCTTAATCTTTTTGGATTAGAGTTTCTTGATATTCTTATATAGTCTACATCTAAATTAGTTGATGTAGTTGTATTGTTAACTGTTATATAACTTATTTGAGCGGTAGCTGTAAAGACTGTATCTAATACTGCTCCCTCTCCAAAGTCTGTTACTGTTAGTGTCGTATTTAAATTTTGTGTGCCTTCTGCAGCAGTGCCTACTTGTACTTTTAAAGCTTGACCTACACTATTAGAATCAAATACTTTTATCTGTAATCTATATTCCGTATTAACTCTTGTGTTAATTGCTTGATATGCTGCATAATCATTAAGTCTTAATCTTCCATTACCACCACTATTATATGCTGCACTTCCAGATCCTGCTATAGTAGTCCAACTAGTTATATTAGAAGTAAATTCCCCATTAGTAACTAACTCTTTAGGTTTAATATATAGAGTATCCCAATCTATTTTTCTCCATTGCACATCTCCTGTTTGTGGAGAATCTGTAGTAGGTAACTCATACTCTCTTTGACCTGCGTTAGTGTCTTGAAATGTTTCTTTATGTAAGCTTGGTAATTCTTCTAATTCATTATACACATCATGCAATGCTCTGTTAATAAAATTTTTTACAGAAGTTTGAATACCTCTACTACTAGTAAATGTAGATGAAGTAAGTTCTACCTCATTTAATTCGTTTAAAACTTTATTTGTTATTGCTAGATATGTTGTCATTTATTAAAACTATTTCTCCTGGTTTTTATTTTCTAATGCTTTTAAAATTTTATCCATTTTACTTTCTAGATTTTGTAATCTACTTTCTACAGTATTTGTTTGGTGCATATTAATTGTTCTTTGCCCTGTAGAACTTGCTTGTTTTTTTCTAAGATCGTATGTTGCCATTTATATCCTTTGTGTATTATAGAGGGGTCTATAAAGACCCCTCAATATTATATCAATGTTATGATATGTCAGTATCGTGTTGAGTTGCAGTTTGTCTATCTGTCTCATCTATACCACTTACGTCACATAGTATAGCGAAAACACGTAGCTTTCCTGCAGATGATGCAGCACTTAACATTAATAAATCTAATGTATCAGCACTTGCAATTACTGGTCTAGCTGTTGCTGTAAGAACAGAATAACCAACTTCTTTTGCATCCCCGTCAACGAATGTATCCACATCACCACCAGTAATACCTAAATCTAAAGTTACAGAGTTAGATAATTGTGTTAAGATCTCAACTCCTGCGTGTAGGATTAGAGTCTCAGCAGGGATATCAAGTACTTGTAGCACGTCATTTGTTGCTGTACCTGAGCCTGCGTTAACTTGAGAGATGTCAATAGTATTCTCAACTAAGTAAGGAACTCTAACACCTGGGTTTCGTCTTGAGGGTCTGGTGCCTGCGACACCTACTCCTGTTACGTCATATGTTGCCATGTATTGTCCTCCTATTAGTCAATTAACAAATGTCTAACCATAAGTGCTTCTGAACGAAGTACTTTTCTGCCAAACACATGCAATCCTCTTACTATATCACCGAATGAGTCAGGGTCTCTAATTACTTCTGTTTTTGCAATTGCATTAGCAGTAGCAGTAGATGACATGTGACCAAACAATACTTTATGGTAATTGGATGTTGATGAAGCTGCAAAGTTATTAGTCATATAACATTTGAAGCCTTGAATGATACCGTCCATTACTCTACCATTTCGTAGAGGGGAAGCAGAATCGCCTGTTACAGATGCATCTAATAATTTAGATGATGAGCTCGCTAGAGCTTCATAGAATTCTGGACTTGCCAAAAACCATCTGCTTTCGAATGGAACGTCTGCACCATTTAGTCTCTTGGATGCATTAGCCATTATTTCTAAGGGATCAGTTTCAGATGAGCCGAAGCCTGTGTCTGTACCTGAACCGTCAGAGCCAATAGTTGTACCTGCACCAGATACCATTGCTGCGATTACGTTTTCATCGTATGAGTCTTTAAGAGCGTATGCTCCTGAAGATGTAGCCAGAGCCTCAAAGTTCACATGAGATTGCCTTTCTTCGATATCGTCAACTTTAAAAGCAAACGCATTAGCTTGGTCCACAGTAAGTTGGATTTGATCATCAGCCAAATTTTGGATGTTGATTTGTCCACCTCTTGTGTATGAACTTACACTAACGGTTGGTTCTTTTATAATGTTAACAGTATCTCCGTAGGCTTCGATCTCGCCTGCATAATCAGTATTAGTAATATCTTCTACTACTGATGCAGTTCTAAAGAACTTTTGGACTTTCTGACTATATATTGCAGGTAAGAAATTACCTGATGGTAGGTTTGTATAACCTGCCGCCTTTGATATTGCCATTAATTAATCCTCCTATAAGATTGTTAAAGATTAGCCATTAACAATTCTACCTTCTTTTCTAGCAAGATCAATTTCCTTTTCAAATTTTGTAAATTGATTAGGTTTCATTTTGCTAATTTCACTAAGCTTCCAGATTTTTTTGTTACTTACATCCACTTCTTTCTTACTTGTTGATGTTACTGACTTTGATGCCTCTAATGTATTATCAGCTTTTTTCTTACTTGTGCCGCTATCTACTTTATATAGATCAATAGCACGAGCAGCTAATTTTGCATTAGTATCATTGTCATACAACCAACTCTTTATCTGTGAATCCTGTTCTTCAACCCACTTATGAAAACTTTCGTTTTTTCTAAGATCATTGTAGTCAGGATGAATTTTAGCCAATTCTATTTCTGCTTTTTCTTTCTTAACTTTTACCTGTTCGGTTTCAAGGTCTTTAAGATTAGCTTCCATTTTCTTAGACTTTTCATCTGCCTTAGTGTATGCTATAGTTTCTATAACATCATAGACATCAGGATATTTAGATCTCCAAGCTTCTATTTCTTCTTTAGACTTGGGTAGTTGTATCTTATCAGCGTGGTCGTCTAGTTGTGTTTTAAGTGAACTTACTTCATCTTTATGCTTATTTACAGTAGAATCGTAATGTCGTTTAAGATCGTCATAACGTTTCTTAAACACTTTCTCTTCAGCATCGACAGGGCGTTCTTCATCTGGAGTGGCTTCTTGATCTGAAGTGTCCTCTGAAACGGTGGCTGTTGCGTCTGCTTCCTCATCTAATAATTCTTTTTTATATTTATTTTGATAAGGTGTAGGCTCGAGAAGAGCCTCTGTAGTTTGATCCTCTTGGATCTCGTTGTTTGTAGTATCTTCCATCTAGTCTCCTTTGGGTGCTGTGGAAGGGCAGGTCGCCCGTGCTGTGATTGGGTTGGTGCTATGACTAAGCAGTCATAGGTCGCCTGTCCATCGGTTGTTGTGGTGCCCCTAGACCTTTTGGTCCAGGAGTTTCTGCTGCAGCCATTTCTGATCCTGCAGAAGCTTGTTGGTTATTTACACCTTGTGTCATATCTTGCACAAAGTTTTTCATAGCTTCTTCTGGCGCTCCGCCATATTTAGCTACGATAACCGAAACTGGTAAAACTACTACAGGTTCTTTAGGTCCTCTATCTGCTACTGCAGATATGTCAATACCTTTTCCTTGTAGTGCTGATTTAACATCTTGTGTAAGATGCATATCTAGTACAGCATCTTCCATAGATACTGCTTGTTGAGGCATTCCTCCTGCCCCTTGGTCCATAGGCGCACCTTCTGGTGTTGCCATTGGGTTATTCATCATTCCTTCTGCCATATTGTTCTCCTTAATTAATCCCTTCCGGGTCTATTTATTCCTGTTGGTGTATTAGAACCTGGTGTGTAGCCCGAACCAGGTTGTGTAGGTCTAGAAGGTCTAGAAGAACCTGGTGTGTATCCTGAGCCTGGCTTTGTAGGTCTAGAAGGTGTAGAAGAACCTGCTTGATATCCCGAGCCTGGTTGTGTAGTTCCTTTTGGTCTTGTAGGTGCAGATGACCCTGCTTGATATCCTGAACCTGGTTCTGTAGTTCCTTCTGGTCTTGAAGGATCTTTAACAGGAGGATTATCGCTGCTATTATCAGGACCTGAAGTTGTATATTTTATATCAGATCTTGGTCCTTCGTATCCTTCATCAGATGATTTAGGAAACATACCAGTGGCTTTTCTAGCTTTTTCAGTAGCTGCATATATATCTTCTATGCTTGAAGCACCAAATAATTTTCTTTGTTCTGGAGGAATATATAATTTAGTAAAGTATTTTTTGTAAAATCCATTAATATCATCACTGTTATCAAAAAAAGGAGTTCCTGCATATAAAGTACCTTCGTGAACATCTGGATTTAATACTTTAGTTTGCGTATCATTATATAATATTTGTAAATTTATTCTCTCTTCACCTTCTTCGTTTTTACTATAAGCTGCACCTAAATCTGCTTTATCTTTAGCATCAAATACAGCGCCTAAAATTGTTGTCCCTGGAGAAAATAATGTAATAAGAGATTCTACTATATTTTTATTTTCTGGTTCTTTTAGCCCTACTGTTTTAGTTTTAGGATCATATGACTCAAAATCTATTTTATCTTTTAGTGCTGAAAAAGACTCTAAAGCTTCTCTGCCTAAATCATAGTCACTTTGTTGTCTAGGAGTAGGTGTAGGCTGACCTCCGCCTCCTCCTCCGCTACTTGAAACTTGTGATGTGGGTACATAGTTAGGATCTACTTCACATTTTTCATTTCCACTAGAGTCTTTTACTAATATGTAACCTAAAGGACATGGGTCTATAGTAGGATCATCATCACTATCATCTGCAGTAGCATATTCAAACTTAGGATCTGCTGTACTAAACGTACTTGTGTCTATAAAATTTTGTGCTACATTAGCTAATGACCATGTGCCTGTAGTAGCATCATATTGTAATTGTTGATTACTTCCTGTATATGTACTCATTTACTTTTAAGCTGAACCCTCATTTTCAGTATCTCCTGAAGCGAAGCCACCTTCCCCTGGAGTCGGTACACCTCCAACTCCGATGTTGCCACCGCCAACGCCTGTAATGTCGTTTGGATTCGCTCCTGTAGGAGCTCCTCCACCAGAAGCCATTGCGGACTGCTGACTATTGCTTTCATTTTGTGTGTTTCCATTTGCCATCCCCATTATCTTAGCAAAGATTGCTGCTCTCTCTGGATCATTAATTAATTTTTCAGGTTCTATATCTAAAGATTTTGCAATCTCTGATAATATAGAATGCCATCTAACAAATGGAGCCAGATTTTGATTTGATGCAACTTGTAAGAATGTCATCAATCTCTGTGAACGAACTTCTTTCTGCATTAGAGAAGAAGTACCTCTTGCTTTTATATTTAAATCTCCCTTTATTTCTGGAGACTCTTCATTAAACTGCATATTCCATGCAAATAAAGTTTCTCCTAAAGGTCTTAATAAAAAATCATCAACGTTTTTTATAACTGTTTTTATGCTAAGTGCTGCTGCACCCATCAACATAGACATACCTGCTGCAGTTCTTGTTGTGCTTTGAACTCCAGTAGTTCCATGAGAGTATGATGGAATACCTGTAGACTCATCTGCTAACTGTCTGAATTTATCAAACATCATTAAATTTTCTTGTGATGTGTTAGGAAATTTTACACCATGAATAGCTTGTCCGGGCATACCGCTTTGTCTTCTAAATATTTTACCCGGAAAGACTTTCATATCTTGACCCGGTACTAGTAATGTTTCATCAATATCAAATACTAGATTACCTGCTAATGCTAAGTTATCAATAGCCATTCTAGCATGACCATTCATTATAGTTTGAGAATCATCCATGTTTTCTGGAATACCCACTCCAAAAAATTGATAAGGGTTTATTTCATAAGGGCATACTAAATAAGGTAATCTTGTTGGAGTAAATGGATTTAATACTAATCGTATTACTTCTCCGTTACATACCCAACAGTTAACTTGTATTTCATCTAATTCGTCAATATCATCATCTAATTCTAAACCTGCTTCTCTAGCAAGTTCTGTATCAAGTATTCCCCAAAATTCTAAAATTTCATATCTGTTTTTATTTAAATCATCAGTAGATTCTCTGTCTTGTAAAGAAGCTTCATATCCTCTAGACTCATAGCTAGGACCCATTGCTAAAGAATCTTTAATAGCTTCTTTTCTAAAGAATGGTCTATTCATTAAGTCTCTTACTTGTGCACGAGTATAGACATGTCTTTGAATAACATAGTCAGCATCTTCTATTGTTGTTGCGTCAGGGTCTGGATAGAAATCCCAACAAGAGACTGCTTCTATTTTCGGAACAAGTTTTGTTTTAGGAAAGTATTCATTTTTTCCTGTTTCAGGATTTTTAACCCAATTATGAGTTGCTTCTTCATAGCTAAAAGGACCCTTTAGTATTCCTGTTCCAAGTAGTGCAGATTCAAATAATACATTTCTTAACACACCAACAGCACTAGATTCATCTAGTTGATCATGAATTGTTTTTTCCATATTAGCTGCTGCCATTTCTGCAGGACTAATTTGTGGTTCTTTTTGACCATCTGTTGCAGGACCTTCTACAAATCCTGCTGCGCCAAGACTTTCATCTAAGCCTCCTAAAACATCATTAATAGTTGTTGCTCCGGGCTTTAGTTCATTACCGTCACCAGGAAAACCATAAGGACTTTTAGGCTCTTCTTTTTTATCTTGTTCTTGATACTTAGATATGTTAGCGTATTCTGCTATACCTTCTGGAACAGCAGTAGGCTCTACTCCTACTGGAAATTTACCACTAGAAAATAGAACTTCTATTAGCTGACCATAAGCCGCTAATACTTTTGTCTTTGTTATCTTTACAAAAACTTTTGATTTCTCACTTTCTGTAAAAGCCATTTCATTACCATAGACACCTCTATAGTTACGATATGCTCTTAACCATCTTTGCTCATCAAATTGACGAGCAGTTTCTGCATCAATAAACTTGCTCTTAATTAAACCTGCAAGATTTGAAACATCAAAATCAGGAGTTAAATCCTCTTCTTCGCCTAGGGCTAGTATGTCTGCAGGTTTTTTTAAAGCCATCTATTTATTGTGTGATCCGTGAGTATACTTTTCTTTTGCAAAGGACTCTAGCTTATCATTAGGTCTTTTACCTTGATCTGCTGATAGTTCACCATGCTTATATTTTGGCATAAGTTTTGAATCTAACTTTTCTTTTTTTAAAGGTTGATCTGCACCTAATTCGCCATGCTTATATTTTTTTAGTATGTCCATGTTTTCTCCTAATAGTCTCTTTCATCAGCCATTTTAAAAAATGACTCTTCTACTTGATTTACCCTTTTACTAGGGAATGATTGAGTAGATATATTTGGATCTAATTCTTTAAGATTTAAATCTTTCATCTTATCTACTTTTTTTGGATAATCTTCTGGAAGATCTCCTTGTTTGTATTTAGTTAATACTGGTTGTGGCATTTTATTCCTCCTTTTAGTCTATTCGCATTTTACTGCAAATTTTTTTGTATTATGTCTTATCCAATCTTTTACTTCAGAATGGCATAAAACTTCTGTTAAAAAGTTTCCGAAAGAATTTACTATTGTTTCTTCTTCTTTTTCTTTTAGGTTATACTGATAGTAACCTACATGTAACAATTCATGTATCACTACATTAACTGCATCTGGTCCGCCTTTTTGAATCATCTCTTTATCAAGATATATTTTATAAGGTGGTTTAACTACAAATGTTCCTTGTGCTTCTGACACTTCGTACATTAATTCATGAGGAACACAAATTAATTCTACTGTAAAAGGTCCAACTGTTACAAACTTTGGTAATTTCATATTTTTAATAAAGAATCTATATACTTATCATACTCTATGTATGTCATACATTCTATAGCATAATCTTTTACTTGTGTATTTTGATTAAATTGTAATTTTACAGTCCCTTCTAAAAATTGTTTTTTCTCATTAATAAAACTATTACAAGATTGTATATTTTTAAATTCTACGCCCCCCAGACTATAAGTCTGTATAGCATTATCTAATTGAAATAGAATAGTTAATACTACTATATAGTTCAATATCCAAAAATCCTATCAGAAGGAGTAAATGTTTTTTCTTCTGTAAATCTATTAGCTTCATAACTATGAGGATGTATTGCTCTACTCATTACACCATATCTTAATGCGTCATAAGCATGATCTTCAGCATGAGTGTTTACATCTTCTGGATTACTTTTATCTACAGGAAGCATAGGTAAAGTTCTAATTAAATTAGCACAATTAGGGAATATTTTTAAACTTGGTTGCCCTGTACCAGAATCTACTGCTAATCTTTTGTGTAGTTCTAGTTTTCCTGCTACTCTACTTTTTGGAGATCTGTCTGATGGTCTCCATTTACATCCTTCTCTAATCATAGTCTCTGCAATACTAGGACCAACATCTCCCCTTTTTGACCAAGTTGATGAGTCAAGAACTCCGTATTTAATATATTCACCATGTTCCATTTCTAAAACTTGTCTAGCAAATATATCAGCAGTAACTCGTTTAGTATATAATTCTCTATATACCCAAAAGTTATTATCAAAATCTACAGCTATCCAAAGAACACATGCAGGACTAGAGTATCCCCAGTCACAAGTTCTAAACCTTAGCCAATTATTAGGAATGTCAAAAGGTGTTGTAACATGTGTAGCTATGCTAAAATCTGGAAACGATGAATTTTCAAACGCTCCCCAATCTCCTTCTAAAAAGTGTTTTCTTTGTACTTCAGGCAAAGATGATAGCATAATAAGATAATCATCTGTTTGCATAAGATAGGGGTTATCTTGTAGTTTAGCCGGTATAAATCTTCTTGATATAGACTTTCTACCTACTATAGTATCTATGCCCACTTCAAAAGCCGTATTAGGCTCTGCAGGGTCTACAAACATTTCTTTGACCCATTGTGACCCAACGTTGCCAGGATTGCCTGTAGCACGCATATAAACCGGAATATTGGGGTCTACACTTCTGAGCGAGGATCTTAAAAAGTTATATATCTCTGGTGTTGGATACTGAGGTAGTTCATCTATTCCAATCCATGTATAGGACTGACCTTGATAACGAAGCACGTCAGTTAAGTTTTCTGCATAACCAAATTCTATTCTAGCACCTGAAGGGAATCTCCATTCCTTTTCTTGCTCTCTCCATTTAGCACCTGGATAAGCTTTAGGATATAATCTTTGAGAGTTATTAATCATATCTCTTAACTCAGGCATAGATTTTCTAAGTAGTAGACATCTATGATGTTCTTTATGACAGTATCTTAATGGATCAATAAGCATGGCATACGATTTGCCACCACCTCTTGCTCCACCATAGAATACTTCTCTTTCTGGTGCGGCTAGAAACTGTGTTTGTGGTCCGTCATTGGGCTTAAATATAATGTTATCTTCAACATAATCTTTAACGTTAGGAGATAAAGACTGTACTTCATCCTCAACCATGACAGAAGCAGAAGAGCCTTGCAAAGCATCATTGGCTTTGAAGATCTTTTCTTTTCGCTTTTTTGCATTTTGTATTGCATCATGTGCTTTCCTTATTTTAAGGTCCTGTGCCTTAATAGTTCTTTTAGCTGCTTGTTTTGCTTTTACTTCTTTACTAAAAAACTTTTTTTCCTGAACTACTCCTCGTTTTCTTCCGAGGTGTGATTTAGGTTTTGGAGGTTCAATGTCTGCCATCTAGTGTTTATTATTTTCCTTAATCCTGTATGTGATATACTTCTTCCTGTTTTCCTTGATAGCCAACTTGCAACCTCTCTATATGAACAATTATTTAAAAAATCTTTAGCTTCATCTAAAGCATCCAACTCTTCTTGAATAGGCTCAATATAATCTGTATCATCAGCTAGCTTATATCCAAAAGGAATAGTCCTAGCTTTCCGTTTTTGTAATTCCATCTTTAGGGGGTAGTATAAATATACCATGTGCTACTTGTGCAGTAACATCTAATTTATCTCTTTTAACAATTCCTACACGATCTAGTATTTGTTTAGCAGCTTCCATTCTAATATTTACTCCAGGAGTTTTACCATCTTCATCTAGAGCATCTACTAAACCTTTGACTGCTTTTGCAGAGTGCATAGCTAAAGAATATTCTGATCTTTCTAGAATTTGTTCTTTTAATGACTTAACAACTTTCAAATAATAGCCCGGAGCATATCCTACGATATCTCCTGCTTTCTTTGGATCTCCTTGGGCTTCATTAAATAAAGCTTCTAGAAATTGCTCCTGTTGCTCAGTTAGCTTTTTTTGTTCTTTTTTTACTAGTTCCATATGTTTTTTTAAGTTCTTTTTTAATTGTTTTATAATTAGTATCAGATTCTAATACTTGTTTTTCTTTTTTAGCTACTTGTGCTTTAGTATGTAAGTCTTCTCTTATCTTATCTTCATTGCCTTTACTATCAGATATAGTAAGAACACTTGGTGCTACAATAGCTAGTTTTATATAAGGCGCTGTACATGGCTCTTTTCTTCTAGCCATTGGTAGTGTCTTTTGAAATCTTTCTCCAGTTTTTAAATTTTCGTATTCATAAAGTGGCATTTTATTTTCCTTATTATTCTGTGTATAAACATAATTAATTTATATGTTAGTATCTCAGCAGTAGGTTCTAACTTTTTTTGTTTCTTTGGCAAAAGTTGCTCGCTGATTCTTCACTTCTAAATCCCCATGCTCTAAGTGCTAGAGCCTTTCTAGTTGGGCGACCTTTATCGTCTTTCATTGGTCCTTTCATTCCTGCAAACCTACAGGCAAAACTGACTTTTCTTCTAAATGCTGCAGAGTCTTTTTTAGGAGTTTCCTTAACAGGTGCTTTTAAATTAGAACCTTCAGTTCTTTTAAAATGCGCTCTACCTGCTGCATTCAATCCTCCTTTAGGATTTTGGTATTTCTTAGCTACCATTAACCCTTAGCTTTTTTCTTAGCTGTATCTGATAAATCTTTAAAATGAACTACTGGCTTACTTTTTGCACTATGTGATTTACCACTATGCATAGAACCATTAGGCATTTTGTGCATTGGTCCTTTGTATTCAGTACCATTCTTAAAAAAATGTTTTACGCCTTTTCCCATTATGTTACCTTCCTATATGATTTTACTTTCTGGGCAATTCTCTTCGGCTGCTTCACAAATTGTTTTCCCTTCTTCGTCCCTTTGCGCTTGGCTTTTGTCGTTGCCGCATATTCCGCAGATGTTAGACTCTTGATTGCTTTTTCGGGAAGATACCTTTCCCCTGTTTTTGAAGATGGTTTCCCAGATTTCGTTCGCCATTTTTGTTTCCCCCATGATTTAAGACTTCTTTGTGATTTTGCTAGTGCCATGCTGTTTTTTTAATTTAAGTTTAGCTGCCTTTGCTAAACGTGCTTGCTCCATTTTTCCTGATACCTTTGCTCGTTGTTCTAATACAGTTAGTATTTGAATTTTTCTAGCATAAGGTTTGTTAATACGCATAACTTTTGCGATTGTATCCTTTGCATCCTGTACTGTTGCAAATTTAATACTGACAGTATCTTTAGGATTTTCATCTGTATATAATCTTCTACCTGAACCTTTTGGTTTCTTGCCTGTTCCTAATTTAGGATCAGCCATTACGCACCACAGCTATCACAGCCATCATCACATATACAATCATTTAAATTGCAACCACAAACTGGACATTGGTCACTCATTTTACTTTCTTTTTTACTTTTTTCTTAATTTTCTTTTTTCTTAATATTTCAAAATCTTTTTTATTAATTACATTATCGTTATTTGCGTCTAATTTATTTTGGTTACCTTTTAGTGTCATTATGATGTA